CCGGTTTTTTATAGTACTTATCAAACCATACTTGGCCTACTACTTTTGACGCCTGTTCTGATGTTAATTGGTTATTTACAATTTTCTCTCGCATCTCTAAAAAATATTCAAGGCTACTATATTCAAACCCTTCCTCTTTTGTAACCATAGCATATAACATCGGATATCTCTCTTCAAAAAATAAGATTCCCTCAATTGATTTTTTCATTTCATGCAATAGCTCCTCGTGAGAAGAATATTTAGTCTTGTTCTCTGTCGTATACAATACAATATCTTGAACCATCGCTCGTATATCAGCAGTTTCCATGCCATCTTTTACAAAATCGGCAACCTTTCTCTTTTTTCTTCCAGTACTCATACTATTTTAAATTAATTATCAATTTTATCTTTATATAATAATATCTATTTTATATATAGAATAATGAAAAAAGAATTAGAATATGCTGAATTAGATTATAGCCATAATGTTCCTGTCCCTCCACAGCCAAAAAATGCAGGGTTATATACTGGCGATGTCTTATTTGACAAAAAACCCTGGGGTAATAGTTATAAAATGCCTCCTGCTGAACCTGATGCCGCAGTGTATGCTTCGCATTTTTATGCAAGCCACCACATACCCTCATATAATAGACCGGGAAATAATAGCATAAATACCGATAAATATAAAAAATATACATCAGCTGACTGTGATGTCAACTACAATTTCAGCTGCCATACAACAGATATAAGATAAAGTCTACAAAGTCTACGATGTTCATGTCGCAATATCTTGAACAACAAGGTTTGTTGGTTGGATTTTCTTAATAGTATCCCTGTGTTTAATCAAGAAAGTACAGATATACTTATATACCTCATCAACTTGCTCAAATGATACACCGCCTGTAATTAAGATGCTACCGCTCTCAAATAATGCCCCAGTAACCTTTTTACAATCTCCTACCTTTTCTCCCTTTCCTTTTCCATAGCATTTCTTAGGGCAATAACAAATACCATCCTTTTTTTCATTGCATTTATTCCAGAAATATTCTAACTTAACCCCTTGATATATTCCGGGCTGAAATGAACACTTATTATTATATAGATCGCTAATAAATATATTATGTATCTCACGTCTCTTTAAACCGAATGGAACCGCGAGAGAATTGTCGCAATAAACCTTGAAATCCGAGTTAATCATTCTGATTTTAAAGTTCTGATATTTCAATTTCAATTCATAATCATCATCACGGTTATTTATAATGTCCTTACTAATATCATAATAGATATTCTTGATATTCGCAATAATATGGTTAACAATTTTAACAGTATCCTCAACAACCTTTATTCCTGTTATTTGAATATTACCGTTCTTAAATATTTTCACATTAGGCATATATTTCTCGTTCTTATATATAATAGTAACCTGGTTATCAAACCTATTCTTCTTCATTTTATTTTTCTTACTGTTTCTCCTTTTCTTAGGATATGTCCCGCGATTTAAATCTTCGCCATCCTTCATATATTGCGCCCATACAATCCCTTCTGTATCATCCTTATCAATTATTACAATATTTTCAAACAACATTTTCAAGTTTAAATTAATATCTTCGCCAATATTTGCATTACAAGTTATGGTAGAAACTCTGTAATGCGAAAAGTATATATAATCGGTAGCAGATGCCTTGGCCAACGTAGCTGTCGTATCAACAGAAACACAGCATTTATTATCAAGACTCGTCATTCTTAATAGCAATTTGGGTAATTCACAATATTTATTGTATTAATGTTCTTATATCATTTTTTGTTTTTCTTTACCTCAATTTTATTATTCATATTATCTGTAATGTTTTTGAGATAAGATGTATTTACAATTTCATAATTGTAAGTAGTGGCTATCATAGGTGGCAGATTTAATAGATGAGTTTTTTCATTCGTATGATGACCCTTTCGAAAATCATCAATATTCATAGGCCCGTTAAAGATATCTAGTAAAAATCTTGAAGGTGCGGGACGTATGGGACGTGTACACCCAAAATGTTTGCTCAACATTTGTATCAAGCTATTTATCTCCCATACTTTATCACTCCCGCAATGCGAAGAGAAGTTATATGCATTGGCGCATTCCAGAGAACAAAAGTTCCCAAACAATATATAAGTATTTGTAGTAATATTATATTTATAAGGCATACCGTAAATCCTATCTTTAATAGAATGGCAACACCAATAGCAATTATTTGATGATTTAATAATATTATCATTATAATCTATGTTAGTATTTTTGCAATTATCTTCATTAATCAAATTGTCTTGAATTGTATTATAAAAATTAGTCTCATTTATATAACAGCAATTAGGCTCGTATGGCGTAGGAGCTTCTAATAATTTTTCAGTAATACTTATTTTATTTATATCATTGTCAGATATAGGCAACTGTAATATAATATCCTCGTTTTCTACAAGTACCACATCTTTTACAATAGTATTCATTAAGCCTTTCTTCTTATCTATTGTAGATTTAACATCACTGTTTTTACTTTTTCTCGGCATTTAATTATAAACGCTTATATTTTTTATATCTATTTATATACTTTTGCACGAGACACAATTACCTAGCTGTTATTATCAAAGTAGTCCTTAAAATATACTAGACTTTTTATTAATTCTTTATTAACATTATCAGAAGGTTTTTCGGTGTTTTTTGTAAATGTTATCCCTTTTCCTCCATCACTTGCATCTCCTGCTCCGACTGCTTTACTTCCTATTATACATTTTTCCTTTATCTCTCTTATCTCTCCGTTGAGAGAGTTAATAGTATCTATTAAATACTTTATTATAAATACAAATACAATTATTATTATTAAAACAAATAAATCCATGATGCTTTAATTATATAAAAGAATATAAAAATAATTGATAACATACAAGCTGATGTGATTTAGCTGAACTTTAATCCAGCACCACCATTAATAACTGTTAGAACATTTATTTCCATCACATATATAGTTATTTCAAAATTGACCGGATAGACCCTATTTAATATATCATTATATGATTTAGTAATATATGTATATTTGCTATCATCTTTTACCTCCGGATTTACATTCACCGATAATGATGTTGTAATTTGTGTATTATCATAAGAGCCCGAGCTAATCTGTTTTTCGGGAAATAAAGCAAATGAATAACAGTATATTCCTGTTCTTGGTATATTTGTATGATATTTATGAGGCTCTATTTGATTATAATAAGCCGCATCATAATCAGCCCGTGTTATTTCTCTATTCCATAATATTGATGCTCTATCTAATATCCCAAGCCCTTCACTATATTCATGAGACCCTGTGTAATTTGTATAATTATTGAAGTTTCTTATAGAATCACTCCTTCGTGTAATCCATATAATCTCCTTGATGTGATGATTCGCATTTGTTATATCTATGAGCGTATGATTATCATTCAATGCTATCGCCTGTGTTTTCTTAACTGTGTTAATAATATAATTAATTTGATTAGTATTCAATAACAAGCTGCTTCTTTCAGTACTATCTAAATATACATAGGTACATAATAACTCATTATTAACATCAAAGTTTACATCGCTCGGCTTTACAAATGTAGCAATCGATATAGGTATCGTAGGACTATGTGTTGCATTATACATAAACGGACTCACATAAGTATTCAACATATTACTCCATACCTGATATAATCCCTCGAACGCATTATCATTAATATAAATATCTAATTCAACTTCGTTATTCTCTAATTTTAATAATGGAAGGGCCAGAGAAGGATTCTTAGTAAACCAGAAATTGAGAGGAACCTGTATTTTTCTCTTTTTGATACTTGGATTTTCAGGCGTTTTTGTAAAAACTGATACAGGATAGGTAACATTATAAAGCCTGTTATTTAACACCCTGTATTTTGGAACAAAATTGAAAGGAGCCGTATATTCATCTATATTTCCTATTAACTTATTATATTCTGTGTTATCTTTGCTAGTGAGTTCATTCCATATATTCATCCATTCTCCATATAACGTCTCTATATTAACTACCCCTATTTTTAGTCGCGCCTCCTTAATATAATTAAAGCCCAAATTATTTACCCACCTGAACTTATATACATCGTCCGAGTATATATCAGGGATTTTGAATGTCAAAAACAAGCCTGATAATAAATCAGCATAACGCTTTATTTTAAAATTAATACGCAACTCGGAAGTTGATGGCTTAAAACCAATATTGCTATCACCAGTAGAAGTAATAACAATAGTTTCCATAGAAAAATTAGTATGTTTTTTGAGAACATATTTATAATAATTAATATGAGGCTGTGAGGTAATATATTCGCTCATATTACCCTTTAAAACTAATTGCATCAACCCGCCCCCCATTTTTTATTTATACCCTTTATTATTATTAAGTTTTATTAATAGGCTTATATACTTATTTTACAAATGCTCAGATATTCATATTCGCATATTTTTCTACAAATACCTTCATTTTATCGTATCTTCTGTCATCATTGTATTCTTCTTCCTTTTTCTCAGAATCTGTCATATCTACTATTATTATAGTAGGATATCCAGAGATTTTATATTTATCTAATCTGTCCTTGCAATCCTTCATATTATACTTTTTAAAGTCTAATTTATTACCATATTCGCTATTAAGCTTATCCCATACTCCGGATTTACTAAAATCATCACAGTGTCCACAACCTTCCATATAATAATACTCCATTCTATATTTTTTATTAGCCGATTCGCCCATGAAAGTCTCCATTATTTTATTTTTGTTATATGCGAATAAAACAGCTATTGCCAATAATAAAAATAATATTATTGAAATCATAATAAATATATCGCTTCCGAAAAAACTCTTTTTTGCCGCCATATTAATATTCTAATCGTATAATCCTCTAAATTATTATTAGATAATAATATCATAATTATTAGATATTTCTTTATACTCTCTCTTAATTCTCTCAGTTTCTTCCACGATATCATATTCATTATTATCAAACTGAATTATTATTGAATTATAAAAATACGCTCCATATCTATGTATATCAATATTAGCCCTAATTTTGTTATCAATATAGTCCTTAATAAACTTGATAAAATGCTTTTTTTCTATTAAAAATATCCTTACATCCAGAGAATCATAATCTACCGCAGTGTCATACTCTTTTAACACATAGCTATCATAATTATTATCTCTAAGTATATTGACATACTTATCGTCTTTGTTATCATCGCATACAATTATAGTTCTATATACAAGATAGCTTGAATATAGCTCATCTAATCTATTAATTATCTCATATGTCATTAATACTTTATTAATTATTATTGTTTTTGCCTTATGTAATATTATACGCAAAACAATTTTAAAAAAATCTTACAATATATTAGATGAGTGACCGCAATACCGACATTTACCGCCGCGATAAAAATAATATTATTGAAAAAAAAAAAAATACTGATATTTCTAATAACAGTAATAAATTAAAAAAAACACTTGATTTAATTGATCAAACACTAATATCATTGCGAATGGAAAGTGCATCCTCGCCCGCAGACAAGGATGCACTTGGTGCGGCAAAAGCATCCTTGTCTGCGGCAAGAACATCCTTGTCTGCTGTAAGAAGAGCATCCTCGCCCGTGCCAAGAGCATCCTCGCCCGTGCCAAGAGCATTCTCACCTGCGGCAAGAGCATCCTCGTCTGTGTCAGGAAGAGCATGGACAAGAAGTGTAAAATCGCCTGCTGAAAGAGAATACTCGCCCGTGCCAAGAGCATCCTCGTCTGCTCCAAGAGAATCCTCGTCTGCGCCAAGAGGGAGAGCTTATGGTATTGGTTTACGTATTGACAATAATGGTCGTGTATATCCGGAACGTAGAGAAAGAAGTTATAGGTAAAACCTAGATAATACAAAAACGCGCAAGTGAACTTATAATATTATAATTATATATTTTGATGTGATAATTTATTTTTATTAGATACTGTGATATATCGAATATTATAATTATGTTATGTAATCAATATATAAGATTATTTATAATAACTAAATATAATGGACGAACAAATCATCAAGATTAGTATAGAACAATTTAGAGATATCTATAATTCTATTGATGTACCGCGTAATATTTTGGATAAAGCCGTAGATATAAAAAATACATATTCGTGTTTCAACTCTTATTATGATCCCAAAATGATATGGGCAAAAAAAATATATAATAATAAGGAGAAGTATAATAAACCAAAGGTTAAATCAAGATTTCATATTATAATACCTGACTTTACAAAGAAATCCGAGCTGAAAAGGTGTTTGATAGGTAATTTAAATAAACTAAGTATTAAAAACAGGGACAGTATCTACGATAAAATTAAGGAAATTATAGCTATAAATGATAATAACGATAACAAAGATAATATTTTTATGATTATATGGAATTATATTAAAACAAGCGATGATGAGCTGTATAGTAATATACTTACTCTATTTAATAAAGAATATGTCTACACTATGCTTGATAAGCTATGGAATAATTACATCAATAATAAGGAATGGGATCCGCCAAGATATGTATACGAAAACAATCTTCTGGTATTGAACGACGAATATGATATGTATTGCGAATATACAAAGTGGAAACGTGGAATAAATAATATTAATAAGATATGGATTAAATATAAACGCGAAGAACTGCTAATATTGCTAAATAATATCGCAGATTATATACTTAGTATTGTATATGATAC